CGCAGACGATTCTACCATGTTTGACCTAATGGAAAAAGAACAGGGTTCTAAGCATATCACACGTGTTCATGTTTATGACGAACGTGCTGCTGCAAATAGTGATGCAAAGTTTTATCAGCAACTTATCGAAGGTTTAGGAGTAATGAAAATATCAGGAGGAAGTGTGCCCGCTGATAATGAAAAAATTAGTGAGTCAGGTGTAGGCACTGAACCAATGTTTGTGAAAGAAAAACTTGAAGATCAAAACATAAATGGAGAAAAGAGGGAGGAAGAAGTTGTTGTGGTAAATTCAGAGAGTATTACAACAGAAGATCTTAAAGATAAAATAAAAGACTATTTTCCAAACGTTACATTTGGAAGCAATAACTCAACTGTCAAGTCTTTATCATTTCAAAGTAGTACTAGCGGAGACGTTAACAATGTATTACTTTTAAATTCATTAAACAATAAAAAATCAGGTACACCATCAAGAACTGACTTAGTAGATCAAGAAGATGTGAGGGTGATTCCGTCAACAGTTACTTTAAACTGTATGGGTTTACCTGTAATACAAAGAGGTAATCAGTTGTATATTGATACAGGCACTGGTACTACATTAGATAACATTTATACAGTGACAAATGTTACACATACAATTGGCCCTGGAGATTTTAGCACTAGTCTTACGCTTACTTGTACAAATCAAGGTGATACAGATTCACTTAGAGACAAAATTAGAGTAGCAGAAGGCTTAAAGAATTGAAAATTTACAATTTCTTTTGTATAATAAACAAAAGGAGTTAATATGAAAATCAATTTATCTAAGAATGTTACTGGGCTCAAACATGACATTATTTATAATACTAAAGATCAAAGTATTAAAACAGGTGTGGGTACATTCTGGAATGGCAAAAGAGTAGAACATCTAATGCATTATGTAAAAATTAATGACTACAAAGAATTAAATTTACAATATGGTAGATTACTAAAGACTCTAAAAATAGAAGATGAAAAAATAAACTGGGGACACTTTCTAGGAAAGAAAAATATCCAGTCTAACTTTATGAAACTTATTGATACTATTAGCAAAGCAGATTTTGATGAGTATGTAGAAAATCATTTTAGTGACAGACTTAAGCTGTTTGAAAGACTTTGTAATTTTGCATACAAAGGTGAGAAGAGGCGTGCTTTAGAATATAATCACAGCAAGATACTAACCGGTCGTGCTAGTGTAGAATGTGGCTTTAATTTAATGACGTTAAAAAAGGATGAACGCAAAAATCTACAATCAATACAACCAGGTGGTGCAATAATAGAGATTGATATCAAATCACTAGAACCACGATTGTATTTGTTTTTAATTAAAGGTACCGATGTTGAGGATGCATACTCACACCTTCTAACAGATGTTTTAGGTTACAATCAAGGTGACATAGATAGAAAAGACATTAAGCTAGCAATGATATCTATTTTATACGGTGCTAGTGAGCATAAGATCAGAAAAATAACTGCACTCAAAACAAGTGATATTAGAAAAATAAGAGAGTATCTAGATGTTGATGCACTACAGAAAAGAGTGATATCAGAATTTGATGAAAAAGGTTATTTTGAAAATGCTTATGGTAGAAAAATATATTCAAAAAATGCACCGGTAAATTATTACATACAGTCAACAGCAGCAGATTTTTCCTGCTTAGTTTATGAACGACTCTTAAGTCAACTTCCTGAAACAGGTATCAATTTAATCGGAGTAATTCATGATGCAGTTCTTCTTGATGTACGCAAAGACTTAATAAATGATGTTTTGTCTATAACTTCTTGTGTCGAGCCGATAATTAATAACACAGCATATTTTAAAACGGAAAGACATAGCTAATGAGTGTAACATCTGGAAATTCATATAAAAATAGACCGAAGATGGGAGCTGGTTTTGTAGGTGGCGGTCCAAGCCCAATACTTAATCCAAGAAATATTTCCACATCGGGATATTCAGGATCTCCTCGATATTCTGCTGATAGCATGTTTTCAATTTATACAGGTGTTAAAAAAGCACTTGAAGAAATCGATGAAGAATCAGAGGATGAAGAAATGAAAGAAATTGAAAAGACACTTGTTGCAGAAGCTAGCATTAGAAAAATATTTAAAAAGCAACTTAGAATTCATGAAGCAGAACTTAGAGAGGCAGCGCAACTAATTAGAATTATTCCAGCTGCTATAAGTGCAGGCAGTGCAATTTACAACATGATTGACGAAGATGAAGACGAAAAAAATGAAGAGCAAGATGTTGAAGAAGCATCAGGTGCGGGAGGAGTTGGCGGATATACCACTCCACTCAAAGGTTCATTTCAAGATTTAGAAGATATGCGTAAAATTGGATTTGGCGCAAAATTTTAAAATTTTTAAAAGGAAATAAAAAATGCAATCTATACAATCTATAATTTTAGAGACAAAGCTAACAAAAGCAGAAACAGAAAGGCACTTAAGACTTAGTCAAAGTTACCTTCTAAATGAACATATGATTAAGACTAATCTCTTGGAAAGACAAGACATTGACATGTCTAATTTGGAGTTAGATATTGAAGGGCTACCAACTCCTGAAACCAGTAGTTTGCCAGCACCTGCAGTAGATCCAACTATGCAAAAAGTTGCAAAGTCAGGGTCTGTCGGTGGGGCCGTAGCGAAAGGCGTAGCCAGGGGTGCAGCAAGAGGTGTCGCTAGGAAAGCAGCAGAGAAAGGTGTAACAGCAGCTCTTAAAAAAATAGGTATTAAAGCGATACCAGGGTTCGGATCCATTGCAGCAGGGGTATCAGCTTTGGCAGATGCTGTAATATTTTTAAAGGATTTGTACACTTTTGCTCAAGCTGTCCAAAAAACAGCCGGAGTAGAGTTGACAGGTATCTCATCTTTGATTGGAGAGTATACTTTGATAGACGCTAGCGCTGACGATCTAAATAAGATAGCAGTTGCTTTAGAAAACTCAAATATGTCTCAAGAAGAAGCTAAAGATTTATATTCCCTTTATTGGAATGCAATGAGCGCATTTAAAAGCTTTTTAGTAAATCTACTGTTAGCATTTAAAGAACTTAGCGGTACGACTTCATTTTTTGCTGCCATTGCTATAATGGTACTTCCTGTTGAGACTGCGTTGAAAGAGCTTTTATTCTATGTTCATAAAACCATCAAAGATATCAAAGCGCAATCGCCTGCAATGCTTAATTTTTTGATTGATGCAGTTTCGGTTGTTGCTTCTTCTTTTTTGCCAATTGTAGGTTTTTTGCTAGATACAGAGCGTGTCGTTGCTTTTTCTAAGATAGAGGATGCCATGTCTAAAATATCTAAGCGAGGATCGAAACAAACAGCACTCGATTCAATAGAACAATCAGTTGCTGGTGGAAAAGTATTTTATGACTTGGCTAGTGAGTTAGGCGATGATATCGCAGCTGGTGTGTCTAACATTAAATTTGAGAACAAGACATATAGCTTTGATAAATTTGAAAAAATTTATAAATAATTTGTAAAAGATTCTATCTCTCGTTATTATTATTTTGCACCTTAACAAATAAGCGTTGCAAATTAAATTTTAAAAGGAGATAATAAATGCCTATCGATTTTGACGCAATTAAGCGTAAATTAGAAAAACTTCAAGGTAATTCAAGAAGTCAATCCACAATGTGGAAACCTACTGAAGGTGAAGAAGCAACAGTTCGCTTGCTTTCTTTTCCAGATAATGACGGACAGCCGTTCAAAGAACTAATGTTCTATTACAATATTCCAGGTCAAAGAGGACTATTGGCACCATATCAATTTGGAAAGAAAGATCCAATTCAAGAGCTTATCACAAAGCTTCGAGATGACGGAACAAAAGAGAGCTATGAGTTGGCTAAGAAACTTTATCCAAAGATGAGATGCTATGCAGCAGTTATCGTTAGAGGAGAAGAAGACAAAGGTGTACAACTATGGGGATTTGGAAAAACCGTATATCAAAAACTATTAGGTATCATGCTTGATGAAGATTATGGTGATATTACAGATCCAAGGGAAGGACGAGATGTCAAAGTAATTTGTACAAAAAGTCCTGGACAGCAGTGGGCGACTACTGAAGTAATGCCTCGAGGTAAAGCAACGCCTCTTTCTAAGGATAAATCGGATATCAAAGAGTGGAGCGGAAGCATTCCAAACGTTCTAGATATTTTTAGTTGCAAGTCATATGATGAGCTAAGCAAAATCGTTAATGATTGGTTGGCAGGTGATGATGAAAAAGAAGAAGAGGAATGGGGAACATCTGGAAATAAAACAGAAGCTGTAAACCCGACATCTCAATTTGGAAAGTCAACACAAAAGTCATATAGTAATATTGATGATGCATTCGCAGATTTAATTGACTAAATAGGCATTTATGTCTTTTTTATAAAGCACACCAAATGGTGTGCTTTTTTTATTTTTAGCATGTAAAATTGAGTTTTAAGCATTACAATATTAATGTTAATATTTTAAGAGGGGTAACATGGCTAAAGATAATTTTACAGCTGATTTAATCAAATCGCTAAACAAGGAAAGCGGATCAAGAGTTGCATACAACTTATCTGAAGATGAAGCACCAACAACAGTAAAGCGTTGGATTAGTACAGGATCTAGGCTTTTAGACTATATCTGCTCCAATAGAAGGGGCGGTGGACTTCCGGAAGGTAGGATTGTAGAAATATTTGGGCCACCATCGATCGGTAAGAGTCATATAGCAACACAAATTGCAAGAAGCACACAAAGATCCAACGGTATTGTAGTCTATATAGATACAGAAAATGCAACATCTGTAGAAAACTTAGGTATGTTAGGTGTCGATGTGTCAACAAGATTTGTATATGTCGATACACACTGCACAGAAGAAGTACTAAGCATTGCTGAAAAGACGATACTCAAAGCAAAAGCATTAGATAAAGATGTACCCGTGACTATTATATGGGATTCTGTTGCAGCATCTTCACCAAAAGCAGAACTTCTAGGTGATTATGATAAAGAGTCAATAGGATTGCAAGCACGTGCTATATCAAAAGGAATGAGAAAGATTACTGGTGTAATTGGGCAGACAAATACACTTTTCGTTATATTGAATCAAATACGTACAAAAATAGGAGTTATGTATGGAGATCCTACTACTACACCTGGAGGTAAGGCAATACCTTTTCACTCGTCTATACGAATTAAGTTGGGGGCCGGTCAACAAATCAAAGAAGGCGACGACGTCATAGGCATCAACGTGTCAGCAAAGACAATTAAGTGCAAAGTCGCGCCTCCGTTTAGGACAGCTAATTTTCAGATACACTTCGGTAAAGGTATTGTGGAACATGAAGAAGTATTTGATGTTTTAAGAAAACACGGTTCTGACACTTGTGGGGAGTATGACGTCCATGTTGCAGGATCTGGACAATGGAAGACACTTACAGTTGCTGAGCTAGAAACTGGTGAAGTCATCATTGAAAAGAAATTTAGAAAGAAAGAGTTTAACGATATAATAACACACAAAGAGTATGGTCCTTATATCGAAGCCCTCTTAGAAAAAGCAATGGTTAAAATAATGGGCGATCCAAACAGCTTTAATATAGATGCAGAGTCTTATGAAGAAATTCGTGCTTTATCAGATGAAATAGAGGTTTTTGACCCAGAGGATTAAGATGCAAAAAACACTAATTGTTGATGGTCTTAATCTATTTACTAGGCACTATTCAGCACATCCAGCAATGAATTCCAATGGTGAACAGATAGGTGGTGTTGTTGGATTTTACTATACTATTATTGACAAGGTTGAGAAATTTAAGCCTGATAGAACAATAATAGTCTGGGAAGGTGGAGGGTCTAAGAGGAAGCGTGATCTTTACAGCGACTATAAGAAAAAGAGCCGGCCTCAACGAATGAATAGATATTATGAAGAAATACCTGACACACTTCAGAACAGAAACTTTCAACTTAAATTACTAATAAGTCTTATGTCGAAGCTTCCGATTAAACAAATATACGTTGAAGATTGTGAAGCTGATGATGTTATAGGTTATATGTCAACTTACAAACTAGCGGATGATATAAAATTAATTATTTCTTCAGACCATGATTATTATCAGCTAATTAATGATAAGACACGAATCTGGTCACCGACTTTAAAAGCACTCGTTGATAAACAAAAGGTTGTAGACAGATACAATATACACCCAAACAATTTTTGCTTAGCTAAGTGCGTAGTTGGTGATCCATCAGACAATATCAAAGGCGCTTCAGGCGTAGGATTTAAATCTTTGGCAAAGCATTTTAAAGAGTTTCAAAGTGAACAAGAATGTACGATAGATCAGCTTTTAGAGTCTTGCAATGGTAAATATCAAGAAAAGGAATTAAAGGTGTTCAGAAGCATTCTGGACAACGCAGATATAATAAGAAGAAACTGGCGATTAGTTTTGCTTGATATGCAAAATTTATCACATCAGCAAATAGTAAAAGTTAATAATATAATTGAAAATGATGATGAAAAAATTGATAAAATGGGAATGATGAGATTATTATTAAAAAATGGAATACAAAATTTAAATGTTGAACGAGGATTTTTAACTTTTAAAATCAATAAAATTAAAAAAGGTAACTAACAATGAATGCACAACCGCAATACTTTTCAAAATACGGTAAACAATTTCAAGAAAAAATATTTCAGTCTTTGTTGAATGATCATAACTGGGCAGCACAAATGCTTGAAGTGATGACACCTAAATACTTTGACGTACGATATCTTGAGTATTTATCACAAAAGTATTTTGACTTCTATAACCACTATAAAACTTTTCCAACAATGCAACTAATTGTAACAATGATTAAAGACGAGTTAAGGGAAGGGACAGATATAATTCTTAGAGATCAAATAATAGAATACTTGATGAGAATTAAAGCAAATCCCGATGCAGGTGACTTGCAATATGTTAAAGATAAATCACTTGACTTTTGTAAAAAACAAGCGCTTAAGGAGGCTTTAGAAGAATCAGTTAAAGCAATTGCATCTGAACAATATGAGTCTGTTATAGATATTATGAAAGATGCAATATCTAAGGGCAATCCATCTTCTTTGGGTCATGATTTTTTTAATGATCATGAAGCTCGATTTCTTAAAGAAAATAGAACTGCCTGCCCGACAGGTATACCTCATTTAGATAAAAAAGATGTGTTAAATGGTGGCCTAGGAAAGGGTGAAATTGGTGTCGTTACAGCTCCGACCGGTGTAGGAAAATCACACTGGTTAGTGGCTATGGGTGCTGCTGCGCTAAGAAGAGGTAAAAATGTCGTCCATTACACTTTTGAGTTGTCAGAAACGATTGTTGGGACACGTTACGATAGCAATTTGTGCTCGATAAACTCGACTGATGTCTTTGATAAAAAAGAAGAAATTCTTAATTTTTACGAAAAAGAGAGTTTTGGTAGATTAATTATTAAAGAGTATCCAACTGGATCTGCGTCTGTAATCACGCTCAGAAATCACATT